ATGAGTATCAAGCTGGAACACCATAGGAGATAATATGACAACTAAAATTATAAATAGAATAGAAAAGAAAATAGACCAAATAGAAAAAATGCACGATAAAGAGTCTATGCTATGTGAAGAAGTAAAAGACTTATTAGCAGAATTAAAAGAAAACCAAGAAGAAGATAGTCAAGATTGGGAAGAAGATTTAGACGATGAAGAATTTGAAGATGAGGAAGATATTGACGAGGAACAAGAAAACTAATAAAAGGACTTATGGCTAAAGACATTAAATTATATAAAGGTAATTCAGAGATAGTTATTAATGAATCTAATCTTGAACATTTTTTAAGTTTAGGCTATAAGGAACAAAAACAAGAACAACAATCAAAAAGTAAAAAGGACAAAAAATGGCAACACATCATGGAAAAGAAGGAGTTGTAACAGTTGGTGGAACTGGTGTTGGGGAACTAACAGGGTTTACACTAGAAACAACTGGAGATGTAGTAGAGGACACAGCTTTAACAGATGCAACTAAATCTTTTGTTGCTGGTAGAACTTCATTCTCTGGTACTTTAGAAATGCACTTTGACGAAACTGATACACCACAAACAAGTTTAGTAGCTGGTGCTTCACTCGCTTTTATTTTACTCCCAGAGGGTAATGCAAGTGGCGACAGAAGTTTTACTGGAACAGGAATTGTAACTGGTATGTCTGTAAATAACTCAATGGACGCAATTATCTCTAGAACTGTTACTTTTCAAGGAACTGGTGCATTAACAATAGGAACTGTATAATCCTAATTTATGTCAGTTATTGATAGAGTAAAGACTCATTTCGAAACTCTTAAAACTATCACTATTGAAGTGAATGAGTGGAAAGATGAGCATGGTAATGCTAGTATATTTTATTCAGAGCCATTAACTCTTGAAGAAAAAAACATAATCTTTAAGAAGTCTAGTAACTTTCAAGACTTAACAGTTCTTGTTGATTTGCTTATAATGAAACTCCAAGTTAAGAATGACAAAGGAGAAATGATTAAAGCATTTAGCCCAGAAGATAAATTTGCATTAAGAAAAAAAGCAGATTCAAATGTTATATCTACTATTGCCAATCAAATACTTTTAGATACCAACTACGAGGAAGCCGAAAAAAAGTAACTAGCGACCCTGATGTCAGGTCGCTTTTAGTCATCGCAGAGAGATTACACCTCACAATACAACAAGTTCTTGATATGCCTGTTAGCCATTATAATCTTTGGTTAGCATACTTGAAAAAAGAGCAAGATGAGTATAAAACAAAACAATCATTAGCAGAAGCAAGGAAATTTAAATAATGGCAAATCAAAGACTTAATATAGACATAGTAGCAAAAGATAAATCAAAACAAGCATTAAACAATGTTCAAGGAAGTTTAGCAAAATTAAAAGGTGCAGTTTTTAATTTACAGAGTGCTTTTGTAGGTTTGGGTGCTGGATTAGTAATTAGAAATTTAGTTAATACAGGAAAAGAATTAGAAAATTTACAAGTAAGATTAAAATTCTTACTTAAAGATACAAACGAGGGTGCAAAAGCATTTGACAATATGGTTAAGTTTGCATCTAGAGTTCCATTCTCTCTTGAAGAAATACAAAGAGGTTCAGGTATTTTAGCAACTGTTACAGACAACGCAAAAGACTTACAACAAATGTTAGAAATAACTGGTAATGTTGCTGCTGTTACAGGATTAGATTTTAGAACAACAGCAGAACAAATACAAAGATCATTTAGTGCTGGTATAGGTGCAGCAGATTTATTTAGAGAAAAAGGTGTTAGAAATATGCTTGGATTTCAAGCTGGTGCAACAGTTTCTATCACACAAACAGTAGAAGCATTTGAAAAAGTATTTGGTCAAGGTGGAAGATTTGGTAAAGCAACAGATGATTTAGCAAGAACATTTGAGGGAACAATGTCAATGCTTGGAGATAAAGTTTTTGCATTTAAAAAGACTTTATTAGATGCTGGGTTTTTTGCAGAACTAAAAAATCAATTTGGAGATTTAGACAAATTTTTAGAAAAAAATGCAGAACAATTAGAAAAAATAGCAATAGAAATAGGAACTAATTTAGCACAAGCAACTGTTACTGCTGCAAAAGGAATTAAAATGTTAGCAGATAATTTTAGAGATTTACAATCTGCTTTAGGAGTATTGCTTGTAGCTTTAGGTGGAACACTTAAAATTATTGTAGGTATTGGTTTAGTTGTAAATGATGTTAATAGAAGAATAAGAAAATTACTTGGTGGTGTAAAAGATACAACAGAAGAAGCACAAAAATTATCAGATATATTATCAGGTGCAGATGCTAATGATGGTTTTGTAGAACCTTTAGAATCAGCTTTACAAATTATACACGACTTTGAACACGAATTATCTGTTAGAGTTCCAACTGCAACAGAAAAAGCTATATCTAAATTTAGAGAATTAAATAGTGGTGCAATAAAAAATTTAGAAGATAAAATGAAAAATATTAGAATGATTATTGTTGAGGGTATTGATAGTGGAATTACAAAAATGTCACAAGGACTAGCAAGAGCATTTGTATTTGGAGAAAAATTATCAGATACATTTAAAAATATGGCAAGAACATTATTAGTAAATGTGTTAAGTGCATTAATAGAAATTGTTGCAAGAAAAGGTGTAGAACTTGCTATTGAAAAATTAATTACAAAAGAAAAACAAAAACAAGCTGCTTTAAGTGGTGTTAGTGGTGGTGGCTCTTTATTCAGTATGGCAAAATCATTTTTAGGTTTTGCTAAAGGTGGTGCAGTATCAAAAGGACAGCCAGTTATAGTTGGAGAACAAGGTGCTGAAGTTTTTGTGCCAAATAGTACAGGACAAATAACACAAGCTGCTAGAGGAACTGGTGGTGGACAAACAACAGTTAATTTTAATATTAATACTTTAGACGCAAGTGGTTTTGATGATCTGTTAGTAAGAAACAGAGGAACTATTACACAAATAATTAATAACGCAGTTAATGAAAGAGGGAGTAAAAATCTAATCTAATGTCAGGTGCTTTTCCAATATCAACTGCTAAATTTGAATCTTTAGGAATAAAGTCTATTCAAAATACAATTATATCAAAATCACAATCAGGTAAGAAACTTGCAAGACAAATAGATGGTCAAAGATTTGGTTTTACTGCTCGTATTATAACTGCAAAAAGAAGTGATGTTTATGGCGATCTTATGGCATTTATTATTAAACAAAGATCAGGAAAAGAAAACTTTACTATAATCCCACCTGAAGTTGAAGATGCAAGAGGAACTGCTAGTGGTACTCCTCATGGTACTGCATCTGCTGGTGCTACTTCAATTACATTAGGTGGAACAGGAACAGGCACATTAAAAGCTGGAGATTTTATTAAATTTGCTTCACATGATAAAGTTTATATGGTTGTTGCAGATCAATCAGATATTTCAACAGGCTCACTTACTATTGAACCACCTTTAACAACAACAATTTCATCATCAAACATACAATATGATAATGTTCCTTTTACAGTTTATTTAACTAATGATATTCAAGAATTTGGAGTTGTAGGTGCAGATAAAGATGGAAATTCTTTGTACCAATTTGAATTTGATGTAGAAGAATCTTTATAGTGAAAAAATATAAAATAACCCACAAGATAACTGCCGATTTTATTGCTGAAATTATTGTTAATGAAAATGAAATAGATGCTAGTATTAATGATCTAAAGGATTACAAGAAACCTAATAGCAAATTTGAATATACTATGTTAAAAGGTTCAGAAAGTATAACACAAACAAATTACGAAGAATATGACGAGAAGCCTAACATCAGCAGTAAAGACAGAACTAGCGACTAATGATATTAGACCAGTACATCTTATCACTATTGGTTTTGCTACTCCTGTTAATCTCACAGATTGTTCATTTTCACTAACATCATCAGTATCAGGCTCATCGGTCACTTATAATGCAAGTGATTTTATATTAGGTATTTCCAATCATACAGAAGAAACAGATATAACTAAATCAAGTGTTAATATTAATTTATCTGGTGCTGACCAAACATTTATATCAACTGTTTTAAATGAGAATATTGTTAATGATAATGTAGATATTTATAGAGGATTTTTAGATAGTTCTAGTGCATTAATCTCTGACCCATTTTTATTATATAGAGGTAAAATAGAAAGTTTTGAAATAAGTGAAAGTGATAATAGTAGTGCAGTTGGATTATCAGTAGTTTCTAATTGGGCAGACTTTGAAAAGAAAAATGGTCGTAAAACAAATAACACATCACAACAAAGATTTTTTGCAAATGATGTAGGTATGGACTTTGCATCGCAAACAGTTCAAGACATTAAATGGGGTAGAGCATAATGGGATTTGGTGGATTCGGTGGAATAGTAAAAGCAGTCACAAAAGCAGTATCATTTTTTAAAAGTGCTAATCCTCTTGTATCTTTAGGTGTCACACTATTTCTTGCTTGGGTATTAAGACCAAAAGTTCCTGAAATAGAAGATTTTGGAACAAATGAATTTGATGATTTTGAACGAGGTATATTACTAAATAAACAATCTAATGACGCAAATATTCCTGTAATTTATGGAGAAAGACTTGTTGGTGGAACGAGAGTCTTTATGGAAACTTCAGGAACAGATAATACCTATCTATATATGGCCATCGCTATGGCAGAGGGAGAGATAAACTCAATAGAAGAAATAAGAGTTGATGACAAAGTTGTCACATGGGCAAGTGCTTTATCAGATGGAACTGCAGTAGAAGTAGGAAGTGGAGATAGTAATTTTTATAAAAATTCAGAAAGTTTAATTAGAGTAGAACCTCATTTTGGTACAGATAGTCAAACTGCATCAACATTATTATCAACATTATCATCTTGGGGAACTAATCACAGATTAAGAGGTGTATGTTATTTAGCATTAAGGTTTAAATGGAATCAAGACGCATTTACTGGAATACCTAAAGTTCAAGCTAAAATAAAAGGTAAGAAAGTAGTAAGTTATAATGCTAGTTTAGTTGCACAAGCATCAGCACATTCAACTAATTCAGCTTGGTGTTTATTAGATTATTTAACAAATGAAAGATATGGAAAAGGTATTGCTATTTCTGAAATAGACTTACAATCTTTTTATGATGCTTCAGTAGTTTGTGAAACACAAGTAGAACCATATTCAGGTGCAAGTAATATTAATATATTTGATACAAATACAGTTTTAGATACATCACAAAAAATTATAGATAATGTTAGAGAACTATTAAAAGGTTGCAGAGGTTATCTTCCTTATACTTCAGGTAAATATAAATTAATTATCGAAACAACAGGAAGTGCATCAATAACACTTACAGAAGATGATATTATAGGTGGATATAATTTATCTATTCCAACAAAGAATGAAAGATACAATAGAGTTATAGTTGGTTTTGTAAATCCTGAAAGAAATTATCAAGTGGACGAAGTTCAATTTCCACCAATAGATGATAGTAGTTTGCCAAGTGCAGATCAACACGCAACTATGAAAACTGCTGATGGTGGATTTTTATTAGAGGGTAGATTTACATTTAAAACAATTACATCGCCATATCAAGCAGAGGAGATGGCAGAAGTTATTTTAAGAAGATCAAGAGAAGCAATTACATTAGGATTAAATGTTAGCTTTGATGCTTATGATTTGGCCATAGGAGATATAGTTAATATTACACATAGTTCATTAGGTTTTTCTGCAAAACCTTTTAGAGTTATGGGTATTACATTTAATGAAGATTACACAATAGGATTATCTCTTGTTGAGTATCAAGCTACTCATTATACTTGGGCAACAAAAACACAACAAGCAACAATTCCTACAACAAATTTACCTAATCCATTTAATATTCAACCACCAGCTAGTGTGACTTTATCTGACCAACTTATTGAATATAATGATGGAACTGTAATTGTAGCTTTAGATGTTTCTATTGGTGCAAGTCTTGATTCGTTTATAGACTTTTATCAAGTAGAATACAAATTAAGCACAGATTCAGATTTTATTATTTATGCACAAGGGTCAGGATTAAATCATAGAGTTTTAAACGTAATAGATCAATCAACTTATGATGTAAGAGTAAAAGCAGTAAATACATTAGGAGTATCATCAACTTATGTATCAGCTTCAAGAACTATTGTTGGTGCTGTTGAACCACCATCTGATGTAGAGGATTTTTCATGTAATATTGTAGGTCAAGAAGCACATTTAGGTTGGACACAAATTCCTGATCTTGATCTTGCATATTATAGTTTAAGATTTAGTAAAGAAACTGATGGAAGTGCAACTTGGTCAAATTCTGTTGCATTGGTAGAAAAAATATCTCGTCCAGCCACGTCAATTTCTGTACCAGCTAGACAGGGTACTTATTTAATAAAAGCAGTAGATAAATTAGGAAACTTTAGTTCTAACGCAACTGCTATTATTTCTAATGTCACAAGTGTTTTAAATTTCAATGCTGTGGCCACTCAATCTGAACACCCTGATTTTTTAGGAACTACTACAAATGTTATAGTTGATAATAATACTTTAAGATTAGATTCATCTGAATTATTTGATAGTGCTAGTGGAGATTTTGATACAGAATCTACTAGATTTTTTGACTCTGGTGTTGCTAATGCTGATTTTTATGCAAGTGGTAATTATTTATTTAGCGATATAATAGATATTGGCTCTAAACATACTGCAAGAATTACTGCTTCATTATCTCAATCATCAGACAATCCTGATGATTTATTTGACAATAGATCAGGATTATTTGATTCAGCTTCTTCTAACTTTGATGGAGATACACCAGCAAATGCAAATGCACATTTAGAAATAGCAACTTCTGACGATAATATTACTTATACTGCTTTCCAAAATTTTGTTATTGGCGATTATACTGCTAGATATTTTAAATTTAGAGTAGTATTAATTTCAAGAGATTTAGCTTCTACTCCTGTTGTATCAGAGGTAATAGTCACTATTGATATGGCAGATAGAATATTTAGTGGTAATGATATTGCTTCTGGTGTTGGTACTAAAACTGTAATATTTACAAATCCATTTAAAAGTGTTAATTATGCAGTAGGTATTACTGCTGAAGATATGAACACTGGAGACTTCTTCACAGTATCTAATAAAACAGTTAATGGCTTTGATGTTTTATTTAAAAATTCTGGTGGAACAAATGTATCAAGAACATTTGATTTTATTGCAAAAGGCTTTTAAAAGGAGTATAAGAAATTATGGCACAACACGATTTAAACATAGCTAACCAATCTTTCCCATCATTTAGATCAGATTTGAATAATGCTTTAGCTGCATTAGGCAGTCAAAATTCTGGCAGTTCAGCACCAAGTTCTCCACAATCAGGTATGATTTGGATTGACACAACAACTGCAACTTCATGGCAACCAAAAATTTATGATGGGAGTGCATGGATTAACTTGCCTTTTTATATAAATACAAGTACAAACGATGCAAATTTAACAACAACAGAAGTGACAAGTTTAGAAGCCGACCCACAAGCGGCTGCACTTGCAATAGCTTTAGGATAAGGAGAAAACATGGCAAATACATTTAAAGTAAAAACTAATGGTGCGATGCCATCAAGTGCTGGAACACCTGATACTGTTTATACTTGCCCATCTTCAACTTCAACAATCGTTATTGGATTAACACTTTGTAATATTCACACAACATCTGTCACTGCTTCAGTTCAATTAGTTTCAGATACATCAGATACAGAAACAAACGAAACTGTATTTGTAGCAAAAGATATTAGTATTCCATCTGGTTCTTCTATTGAGATATTATCTGGTGGAAAATATGTTTTACAAGCAACAGATATTTTAAAAGTTGATTGTTCAGTTTCAGCTAAAATAGACGCAACATTATCAATCCTAGAAATAACATAGGAGTAGGCAATGGCTTATATTGGACAGAAACCAACAGACAAACCATTAAGTGCTTCTGATTTAGAAGATGGTTTAATTACAAATTCAAAACTAGCACAAGATATAATTTCAGCAGAAACAGAATTAGCAACTGCACCAGCAGATACAGATGAATTTTTAATTAGTGATGCTGGAGTTTTAAAAAGATTAGATGCTAGTTTAATTGGTGGTGGAAGTCATGTTTTATTATCAACAACAACAGTATCTAGTGGAGTTGCACAAGTAGATATAACTTCAAATATTGATAGCACATACAATAATTATTTATTAAGCATTACTAATATGCATATAGCTTCTAGTAGTAATTTTAGAGTAAGATTTTTTAATGGTACTGGTGGTTCACAAGCAATAGATACAAGTAGTGTATATAAATATTCTGGTATTGGATTTAGAAATGACAGGTCGTCAGAAATTAGCACAGGTGGAACTAATACCTTTGCAGATATAACTATTGCACAAAATATTGGAAGTGGCAATGAAGATGGTCTTTGTGCAAATTATTATTTATGCAATCCATCAAGCACAACTTTTAACACTTTATTTAAAGGCGACTTTGTTATGCAAGATGGTTCAGATAATGTAGCACATGGTATTGTTGGTATGGTTTATCTTGATACAACAGCTGTAACAGGAGTTAGATTTTTTATGGAATCAGGAAATATTGATTCTGGTATTTTTAAACTTTATGGAATTGTATAGGAGATAATATGAAAAAATATGTAAATGGAATTTTAACCGATATGACAGAAGAAGAAATTTCTGTAAGAGAATCAGAAGAATCACAAGCTGTAATAGATCAACAAGCTAAAATAGATAAAGAAACAGAAGTAGCTAATAAAAAAGCATCTGGTAAACAAAAGTTAAAAGACTTGGGATTAAATGATGATGAAATCCAAGCATTAATGGGAGTTGAATAATGGCATACATAGGTAAAACACCAATCACAGGAAACTTTGTAAAACTAGATGCTATTAGTGTAGTTAATGGTCAAGCGGCTTACACTATGAATAATGGTGGCTCTGCATTTACAGCTTACGATAATGTGAATCAGTTTTTGGTATCTTTGAATGGGATTTTACAGAGTCCGACTACTTCATTTACAGTATCAGGTTCAACTTTAACTTTTGCTTCAAAT